TTCAAAAAAAAAGACTTGATTTTACTTTGAGCAAAACAGCACCAGAAGACGCACCGTCACGTCAGTTAAGCAACGAAGAGCTTATGAAAAAAGTTCAAGGTCAAATTCTTGCTGCGTCTGGAAAGTCGCAAGCAGCCCCCACCACTGTCGGTGAGGAAGTTGATTTTGAGATATCTGCAAAGCCACTAGAAATAGAGGATGTGTTAACTGATCTTCCAATTAAAACTCCAATAGACATAGTTGATTTTGATATTTCTCAAACAAATGAGCAACGTCAATTTGATGAGGATTTTTATGATTCTCCTTTAGCTGTTGATCGAAGCACAAAAGCAAATTCACAGTTACCAAAGACTAAAGATATTGCTGACTCGTACACTAGTTTGTATGGCAAGTCTAATGAGGTTCACGGTTCTAGAGTGCAGTCTAAATTTGGCACTCAAGATGAATATGATTATGCAGTTTTTGATGAAACATTTGAGAATGTTTGGGGTGCTGCTTTTCGACAAAACAATTTTATACCAGCCCTCAATCGTATGTTGGAATCTGCTGATGCTCAGTATGATTCTGTTAGCGGTTACGATCCATTTAACGATGAAAAGTTAAAGTCTCAGATAGGCGGCTCTGATGGACTTTGGATGTTCCGTTATAGCTCAAGTCCAGCTGAATCAATGTTGAAGTTGGAAAGAATGAGAGAAGATGCTGAAGACATGGCGTTTCTTGCCGCTACTGACAGCACAGGAGCACAGGTAGTTGCTTCTCTTACTTCTCCTACAACTGCTCTTCCTTTGGCTCCAGCAAGGGTAATGAAGATGGCCTCAGGAAGTAAGCGTTTTGTTGGAGGCACTGCATTTACAAGCGCAGTTCTTTTTCCAGAGCAGATGCTTATAGAATCTCAGAATGAATATCGTGATGCTTCTCACTCAGCTCTTATGTTAAGTGCGCTTAGTCTTATTGGTGGTGGTTTAACAGCTAAATTTGGTAAAGGGCCTGCAATTGTTGACACGCCAACTGGCAGTGGTGGGGAGCAGATTTATCGTTCAGCTGGTGCTAATGTTTCGCCAGAGCGTTACCGTCAAAGTATGTATGCCACAATGGAACAGGATGCGTTAAAGGAAACAGGTATAGGGCTAGAGAAGCTTCCTTGGAATCCTGTTATTCGCATGCTCAACAGTCCCAATCCATTTGTTAGGCAAATTGCTACTGGGTTAGTAGATGTTGGCGGCATGATGCAGAAGAAGGTAGATGAAGGTTTGTCTATGGATCATTCTGTAGAATCTACCTTTAGAGCTAAATATCTTGGCCCTTTGCGTCTAGCTATTACAGAATCTGATAAGGCTTACTTGGCTTATAGAGGTAGGGCTGCATCACAAAGCGACATAGCTCGTTCTGTTCAGATGCTAAGAACATCTGTCAGTGATATGTTTAATAATGCTGGAACTTATTTAACCCACGTTCAGTTTAGAAACCGTGTAGCAAAAGCTATGCGTCGTGGAGATGTTGACAATATTGGTGATGATGCTTCTGAATTTGTTACTCAGGCAGCTCAGTCTTATCGCAGAATGTTTAATCTTGTTAAAGATGAAGCCAATAAAGTCCGTTTATTTGAACGTCAATTAGAAACAGATCTTGCAAAGGCGAGGGCTGCAAATAATGCAAATAGAATACGTCAGCTTGAAGAAGCGATAGTCAAGCTTCAAGAGCAAGGCGTTACTGCTAACAATGCTTTGTCATATGTCCCACGCATTTTTCGTGTTGATAAAATCATGGAGCGTTCAGCTGAGTTTCTATCAATTATAGAGCGTCACGCAGTCAACAATATGCGTATGTCTCGTTCAGCAGCCAAAATATATGCACAGAATGTTATGGATACCGTGACACGCAGTAGACCATATCTTGATTTAGACGGAGCAGCCGATCAATTGGATTTTGTTATCTCCCCATCTGGATCAAAGGCGTCTACGTTAAACATACCTGATGATCTTCTTGAGGAATTTATCGAAAACGATATTGAAACATTGCTACGTCATCATGTTAAAACCATGGGCGTAGATATAGAGCTAACTGCTCGTTATGGCAGTATAGACATGAAGTCTGTTATTGATGAGATAACAGAAGAATATAACACTTTAATGGGTAAAGTTGGCAGTACCATAGATAACATAACAACTGGCACTCCTGTTTCTATTAGAGTATTTAGAGGTAGTGGGGGTAAAGGCAAAGTCTCTTTTAATGAGTCTGCTTTAGGAGATGGTTTATACTTTGCCACAAATGCTAAAACCGCATCTCGTTTTGGAAAAAATGTTGATGAAGTAAATATAAATTTAAAAAATCCACTGAAAATTGTTTCTGACTCTGATTTTTTATCTTTGCTTGAAAGGGCTAGTTTGAGTGCTAAAAGTGCGGCAATAAAATTCGGCCTTAATCCTGACGCTCTTTTAAAAGCAAAAAAATCTTATGATGACTTTATGTCTTCTATGATAAAGAAAAGAAAAACCTTAAAAGGCAAAAAAGAGATTGATGCTTGGTTTAAAGAGTTTGATGCTAATTATAATAAAATTGCCGAACCGTATATGCTTTCAAGGCGGGCTAACTTTAAAGCTCTTAGTCAATGGGCTAAAGAAAGTGGATATGATTCCATATCAATAAATTTTGGCGTTGATGATTTTAGGCAAGCAACTAAAGGAAAGCTTACTCCTATTAAAATAATGAAAGAATATGACAATATTGTTTCTAGATCACAAAAAAGCCAAATGTTGGAAGAAAATTTTTCTCATGATCAAATATTTGTTTTTAATAAAAACTTTAATGAGTTTGGGTCGTTAAAGGGAACTCAAAAAGCAGAAGATATTTCTAATTTAGAAAAATCATTAGAAGCAGATCTTCGTGATATTCGTGGTTTGCGTGATCGTGTTCGTGGAACATATGGAGCATCTAAAGACCCACATCAGTTATCTAGCAGATTTATTCGTGTAATGAAATCATTCAATGTTCTTGTTGGAATGGGTGGGGCAATGATCTCATCAATACCTGATGTGTTTAGAACAACTATGGTAGAGGGTTTCAAGACAACAAACGAAAAAGGATTTAGAAACCTTTTTGTTAAGCAAGCTGGTTATGTCAAAGCGTTGAAGCAAAAAGAACTTGCTGCTGCTGGCGTTGCCGTGGACGCAGTTCTTGGGCTTAGAGCACATTCATTCTCAGACATGGGTGATTTGTTTGGATCACGCTACACACTTGAGCGTGGTCTCAATCAGGCTACTGGTGTTTTCTTTATGATGAATGGTTTGAACTACTGGAACCAAGCTTTAAAAGAATTTGCTGGTAATGTAACAATGCTTCGTATGACTGATGCTTTGACAACTACATGGGAAGCATTATCAAAGTCTGATAAAGAAAAGCTTCTTAAGAATGGCATTGATCGTCAAGATGCTTATCGCATGAGAAAGCTAATTGAGAAGCATGGCAGAAATGTTGATGGTCAAAAACTTCCCAACACTGATTTGTGGGAAGATGCAACAATGCGTTTAAAGTTCCGCATTGCATTAAATCAAAACGTAGAGCGTATTATTGTTACCCCTGGGGCTGGTGACAGAGCATTGTGGACATCAACAGAGTTTGGCTCGATGTTGACTCAGTTTAAATCATTTGGTCAGGGAGCTATGGTTCGTATGGCTACCGCTGGATTGCAGGAGCGTGATGGTGCTTTCTGGCAAGGAGCGACTTTGCTTGTAGCAATGGCTGGTCTAGTAAACGAAATTAAAAGAGCGCAGTACGGAATTGATAGCAACGAGACTTTTGATGAGAAGCTTTTAAATGCAGTTGATCGTTCTGGTGTAATGGGATGGGCTATGGATGTTAACAATGCTGTTGAAAAGCTTTCTGACAATAAGCTAGGCATGCGCCCATTCTTTACAGATCAACCGCAGTATAACTTGCCTGATACGGCAAAGGCTGGTGCTGTACTTGGGCCAACAGCAAGCAATCTTATGAACATATCTAGTGTTATGGGTGATGTTGTTACATTCAACGCTGACAAAGACACCTTGAAAACAGGAAGGTTTATAACCCCAGGAAGTACACTTCCTTATCTTGACCCTATTTATGACGGTGTTTTTGGGCAATAGATGTGAATTAACGCAATGAAGCCAACAATGTATAAGAGGATATTATGGCGACAATCCAAATAGCAGATGATGATGCAAGAGTACAATACACTCAAGCTGTAGTAGCAAATACTACTCAGCTTACAATTGATTATCCGTTTTTTAGCTTAGACGATATCAATGTTATTGTTACAAATGCTGCTGGAACAGACACTGTGCTTACCAGAGGTACTGGTACTGGCACTTTTGCTGTTGTTGGTACTGCGGTAGATGATGGTTTCTCAGGGGGTTACATTACCCTTGGTGATGACTATTCTGCTGGGACTGACACATTTACTATTTTCCGTGACATTCCTGTTCAGCGTACTACTGACTTTCCAACGTCAGGCCCCTTTAACATCTCATCTTTAAATACAGAGCTAGATAAGATCATTGCCATCGAGCAAGAGCTTGAGACCAAGGTTACTCGCACTTTGCAGCTTGCTGACTCAGACACAACTATTGATCTAAAGCTACCTAACCTTGATACTCGCAAAGGAACAACTCTTGCGTTTAATGCTACAACTGGAGTTCCTGAGGCTGGCCCTAGTATCTCAGGCGTGACAACTGTTGCTGCTTTGGCTGCTGACATTGCTACCCTAGCTGACATCGAGGATGGTACAGTAGCAACTGATTCTATTAGCGATACTGCTGCTATTGCTGGCAATGTTACAACTGTTGCAAACATATCTGGAAATGTAACAACAGTAGCTGGTATATCAACTCAAATTACGGATGTTGCTGCGGATGCCACAGACATTGGAACAGTAGCTGCTGATCTTGCTGGTTCTGATAATATTGGGACTGTTGCGACTAACATTTCTGATGTTAATACTGTAGCCACAAATATAGCCGATGTTATTACAGTAGCTAATGATTTAAACGAGGCAATATCTGAGATTGAAACGGCTGCTTTGGATTTGCAAGAGGCAACATCTGAGATTGATGTTGTAGCTAACGCAATAACTAATGTTGATTTTGTTGGAAACGACATTGCAAACGTCAACCTTGTTGCTGGTCAAATCTCACCTACAAATA